CACAACGACGCCATCAATAATACAATCCTGATGTCCGGTAACACCTTCTACCTCCACTTCTTTCTGTTGATCTATTACTTCATGTCCTGATATAGTAGAACACAGGAGCAAAAGCTCTTCAAGAATATAACCATATAAAAACTTGATTCGTGTGGCTGGTGTTAGATCAGCCTGATCAAGCGGCTTGTTGACATCGTACCAGATGCGGCGGTCTGGCTTGCCAATGGCAGAGAGCCTGAGATTACCACGATCTTTGGGTGTGTCATATAAGAAATCTTTTATGTGAACCTTCAGCATTTCACCAAAGGTATCTATGTGCTTGTCTACCTCACTCTCGTCCATGTCTATAGGATCAAGTGTAAATAAACTATATATGTCTTCAACGAGAGTGTCTATTGTTTTCATAATAAAAAGGAGGAGAGAGCAAGGACCAGAAACTCCCTCCTCCCTCCTTTCTACGCTAGGTTAAAAGGGAACAGCTTCGTTCTGCTGCACGTAACCTCCTTCAACGGGAGCAAAGTCTTCGCCCCCACCTCCAGAGTATTCAATGAAGTCAACTACCTGTACTGCTGCAAGGTCAGCAGATACACCAGACTTTCCAGCGTAGTTCCACTCAAATGGGATAGCCTTGACATTCACGACACTGCCATTAGCTACCAGCTTGCCATCCCACAGATTGTTCTGTGAGTCTTTGACGATGGGTGCCTGACGTTGTGTACCATCCTTACGCAAAACCTTACGCTTGATGGTTACAAAGTCACCACGATCATCCCCCTTGTTTGCAATGGGAAGGCCAGAGCCTTCAATGGTTGACCGATTGTCATCATCAACCTCAATCTGAATGCTCCATACAGGATCAAACTTGGTATTAGGCTCCGTGATAGAAGCATAGTGGCACTTGCCAGAAATGTAAATAGGATCGTTCATTCTATTCTCCTTTAAAAATACCGCACCATTGCGGCCATGAGTAGGGATCATTCCCCGATGCTGTCTACTACAAAACAACAGCATATATTATACCATAGAAGTTTGTAAAAGTCAACTACTTATCACGATGTTTTTCTAAATAATTTAAAGCTCTCCTTACATGGTTAATATCATCTTCAAACCAACCAAGGGCAGAGTTACATTTGTTGCATAACCAACCTCTAAACTCTCCCGTATCGTGGTCGTGATCTAAGCACCAGTTACTATTATCGTGTTGTCTGCTTGAATCCTCAGTGTCAGTATAAAATTTACCTTTTTTCTTCAAACAAATAGGACATTGATAATTTATATCAGGTCGAGGTATGGTTTTTAATAGTTGATCTCTTTGATCAAGATTTTTATTATAACAAGTCGAACATTTATTTCTTAGCTTTGGTGTACCGTCTACCCTTCTTGATCCGCCCACTGCTTTAAAACAACTTAAAGGTAAGTTTGTTTTACACATGGTACATATTTTTAATTCTTGGTCTTGATCGAAAAATACTTCCGATTCAAACATATCTAATTGTTTAGACATCAGTGTGTTTCTGCCCAATTATTTCCAACTTTATAATCGCAATCCAGATCACATTTAAAATTTAGTATGTCTTGTGTAGTTTTCATGGCCTCTTTTGTTATCTTGGTGAAGCTATTTATGTCTGGCTTGGCTACTTCAAACTGGTACTCGTCATGCACAGAGGCTACAAGCTTGGCATCTAGCCCATGCTCCCAGATCATCCTGTCCATCTCTACCAGCCACTGCTTGCACACGATAGCACCTGCACCTTGAAGTAAGGTATTAAGTGCTGCATGTTCATGTCTGATATGTAGCTTCCTACCATCAAGACCTGTGATCCTGCCAGACCTAGCTGCATCTGCAACAGTTTTACGTAGCCTGTTCAGAGATGGCATGTTCTTCAGAAACTTTGCTATCAGTTCTTCACCCTCTGCCCATGAGCCACCAACAACGGTTCCTATCTTGGCGGGGCCAGCACCGTAGAGAAAGGCATATATAAAAGTCTTTGCCTGATCTCTGGTCTGTAATCCAGCAGCCTTTTGGTTTGCAGTGTGAACGTCACCTGTCAGAACTTCATTGGTGAACTTCTCATCACCCATGTAGTGTGCAAGACAACGAAGCTCAAGACCACTGGCATCTGTACCAACAAGCTGATGGGTATCAGGATTTGAGATAGTCCACAGCTTGCGACAATCTTTACCGTAAGGAGAGTACACAGCAGGAACCTGTGCCATGTTAGGCTTGTGGTGTGCCATGCGGCCTGTGATAGTTCTCAGCGTTAGCACTCTACCATGCACCCTGTCCTGATCGCTGCACTCCTGTATCCAAGACCTGAGAAGACCTGTTCGCTTCTGTAGAAGAAAGTAACGAGAAAACATCTGTGCCTCTGGTAAATCAATCTTATCCAGAACTGCCTCATTAATTACTGCCCTGCCTGTCTCAGTGTGTTTAGTAAACTTAACACCCATCTCTTCCAGACGTTCTGCAATATGTATTCGGCTGGCAATGTTAAACTCTGTTACCTTATCTTTCAGAGGCTTGCCCGTCTTCTCCGATACTCGCTTCTCCACTTTGGCGGGAAACATGCTCTGTGCTTTCTCTTCAAGTTTATACAACTCATCAGATAGATTTGCCTCCAGTATCATGGCTCCCATAATATCAAAGGCAAAGCCATTCTCTTGCTGTTTATCTACAATACTGCGAACCTGACGTTCCAGATTGTAAGACCTGTCAGAAAAGTCTTTGCCCTCTTTCTCCAGAGCCATGCCCAGCTTCTGTGTTACGTTAACATCCTGCTTGCAATACTCTAGCATCTCAGGAGAGAAATGATTGAAGTCATTGTATTCTATTTTCTCAGAGCCTAGACGTTTACCCCAAGCTTCAAGAGAGTGACCACCATCCCTAACGGGATTGTATAGTTGAGACTCAATCAGCGTATCACGTATCTGATCTAACCTGATGTCAGAGCCTGTAAGCCTGTTAAGAACAGGGGCGTCAAAGCTGATACCATTATGCATGATAAAAGTATCAATGCGCTTTGACCACTCCCTGAACTCACCGCACTCACCCTGCACCCACTGTCTCGTCTCTCCCGTGTCGTACTTCTTAGCTACAATGCAATGTATTTGTTTTGCGTTAATGCTGTCTGTCTCAATGTCCACCACTGCTTTCATTTTTCATATCCACTAAGTATGCATCTGTAACTGGTATGTGAAAGAATTTTTCACCCCTCCTGATGTTACGATTAGAAACTTCTTTGACCTCGCAGTCCATAAGAGTATGACCATCCACATGCCAAGCCTTTGTGCAGTCATGATTGAAGACTACGAAAGTAAGTATGTCATTATAACATTCATTCTTCCACTTGTCAAGAAGTCTCTGCTTACGGTATGGAATACGTAGCTCTTTCCAACTGTCAGGCCACTCGTCAGTTTTCCAAGAATATTTTACCTCTACCTCCCACAGAAGTCTAGGGTGACCTTCCGGTCCTGCTGTGCAAACAATGTCGAAGTAAGTAGTTTCGTCTGCATTGATATTACTATGATCATTCTTCAGCCATGCAACCATAGCATCTTTAGCAGCTTTGTCGGCCATATCATACAATGCTTTGTCAAACTTTTTCTTAACTGTCATTGTCATTCTCCAAGAAAGGATTTCCAATCTCTGTCATGCGTCCGGTCTGTCCATCATAGTGGAGGTAACAGGATATACCTGTGTCTCCGGTGTACCTGTTCTTTAGAATACGAATAGTAGTAGTGTTAGCCTCCACAGGATCGTCTGCCTGTTGATCACGCTCCAATGCAACCACTGCATCAGAGAGGTGAGCAATAGATGCAGAGCCACGCAGATGCGATAGTGTAACCTCACGACCATTCTCATGGCCGTTGTCGCCTGATGGCCTACGCAGATGGCTAACCAGAAGCAGGGCAATGCCTGTCTCCTCCACAAGGGAGCGAAGCTTGGTCATCAGAATGTCGATAGACTTGCGTTCATCTCCGTTGTCCTCCTGACCAGATACGAGAATAGATAGGTGATCAAGAAAGACCCACTTGCAATCCAGACCCTTTGCCATGTACCTGACACGATCAAGTATCTCATCGTTGCTGATACTACCAAAGTGGTCGAAGGCAAAAAACCTTCCGCTGCCAATAGTCTTCTTCTCGTACTCGTCTAATTGCTCTTGCGTGTACTCCTTGCGGATCTCTCGGATATATAACCTAGCATTGGCCTCAACGCTCATGATGTTGAAGGCAGTCTGCTTGGTGTTCTCCTCCATTGCAAGCACACCAATGTTATCCTTAGTGTTCTGCATAATATGATACATAAGCTCACGCATGATGCTGGACTTACCCATACCAGCGCCACTGGTAAACGTGACAAGCTCTCCAGTACGCATACCATAGGTCTTCTCATTCATCCCAGCCCATGGATAAGGACAAGTCTGATTCTCAGTCTCATCGTAGAGCGAAGCACCAAGATCGGCAAGATTGATGATACCTGCTGGAGTATAGGTGCGAGAGTTCCACCACGCTTCTGTAAACTTCTGCCTCTGTCCTGTCTTGAGGTACTCATTGGCATCCTTCAACTCAAGGTCCACGATCTTACACTTGTTGGGTTCAAACAGCTTTGCCACTTCCTGTGCTGCCTTTTTACCCGGCTCGTCGTTGTCAAAGCACAGAACTACAGTATCGAACTTACTAAGGTAGCGAAGTGCTTGCTTACAGTTCTTCAGTGCAGATGCTGCGCCATTCTTGAGAGAGACAGAGGGCCACTTGGAACCCATCAACTCATAGGCACTCATGGCATCTAGCTCACCCTCACACACGGTGATGAACTTGCCACCCTGATTGAACAGGTTCTGACCAAACAGACCACAGCTAGATAGATCGCCATCTGACCAGAACTTCTTGTCACTGGTGCGTCGAAACTTTGTACCAACATGCTTCCCATTCTCATCATAATACTTGTACTGATGATGCGTGATCATGTTGCCACTCTTAGCAACAGAGACATCATACTTCTTACATGTCGCTAAACTAATACGCCTATCTGAAATGTCAGCATACTTATAGTCTGCCTTGTTCTGCGTGTTCATGGGAACTACCCTTTTTACAGGTTCTGATTGCATATATTTTATATCCTTGTTAAAAGTTTTAGTATGACATTTGTGACAGTAAGTACCCCAATCGTTGACGGTCAAGCAATTAGTGCCACCACAGTCGGGACAAGACTGATGAGTCTGAACGTAAGGCATCACCACCTTCCTTTGCTATCTTTGTACAGGTCAGAAGATATTTCTTTTCTGTGTGCAGCTAACTCCTTTTCTAATGATATCAATGTTTCTATCTGGTCAACTCTCTCAAGTTTACGCCATGCTGATTTAAAAGATGTCTCCATCTTGCCTCGTAATTTTGGTTTATATACTTCTATTAAAACATCCATTTCTTTATCCTTTTTGGATTTCATAAACTCCTCTTGCAGTTCTTTTGGTAAGATGCTGTACGAGCCTTTCTCTGTTTCGTATTTCATCTTCAACTTCTTTCTTGGTGTGAAATTTTTGAACAACCACATCACTAAACTCTTTCTTTAAAATTAGTCTCCACATGGGGCGTTTCATGCGTTTAACATCTGTCATCATAACATTTTCTCCAGATGTCTTCAACAAAACTTTCTTTATCATCCATAATTTCATCAGCCTCTAATCTAGCCAACCGTCTG